GGGGCTGGCTGTGGTTTCGGTGCAGCAATAACATCAGGAACCATTGGCGATGGCTTCGGTGCTGGCTTAGGCACTGGCTTAGGTGCCGCGGGTTGAGGCTTCGGTGCAGCAATAACATCCGGCACTCGTGGTGCAGGCGCAGGTTTAGGTTTGGGAGCAGGCTTTGGCGCGGGTTTAGGCGCGGGTTTAGGCGCAGGGGTCGGCCTTGTTACTGCCACAGGAGGCTGTTTAGTTCTGCCTCGTTCTACGCCGCGATTTCTGTCGGCTCCACCACCGCCGCCGCCGCCGCCGCCTCCACCTGAACCCATCTTAGAACTCCTTCAATTTGTGGAAACCGACCTTGCCAGTCTCCGTCCGTAGCCAATAGCAGTCAATATAACCCATTTGAATAAAAATGTCTTTCAAAGACCTAAAGCCCTCGACTATCCCTTGACGACCCCCAAAACAGATAAAATCAACAACCCAAGGACTATCACCATCACCACGCCAAGCGGCAGGCGGGAACTTACCTGTTTCAATATATTCGTCCACATGTCGTTTTTCCGGGAAGGCCCAAGTAGCAAACAAATAGGGTGTCGCTTCGGAGTCTACACCAAATATATAATTACCCATAGCCAAGGGCGGTTCTAAGTACATTCGCTTGTCAGCCCAAGAATAGTTCCTGTGATACTGGCTGTAATCCATCATCATGGAAGCCGTGTCATAGTGAAACTGTTCATAATCCATCATCATGGCTTGCTCAAATCAATGCTGAAAAGGGTTGTAAGCGTTATCTGCAACCGCCTGTGGAGGCCGAACCATCTTTGTCCGGTTCTCAAGCCCGATTGCAAGGTAACGGAAGGCGTCTGCGGCGTGGCTGGTAAAGTCGTGCCGGGGCGCGTCTCTGAAGCTTCTTTTCTTGTCATCCCACTCTTGCCTGTACTGGCGCAACATATCCAGCCCTTCCGCTGTCTTGTCACGGTCAAAATAACATCTAGGTAGCATCATCCTCGCCGCGTTAATGCCATCAGCTACCTTCATCTTAGGAATCACTTTGAATCTGATTCCGAGCGAAAACGCCGTTTCCAAGCGGCTTTTACCTGAGCCCAACTCACGGACCTCAATGTCGTGAGGAGCGAGGTGGTCGCCGTAATTATAATCTTTCTTTGTGAGTATATCTGCATAATGGTCGAGACCAACGCCAGAACTCTCGTAATAATCAATAACATTTACCGCACCGCCTCTGAATATCTGCGCAAACCATATGGCTGTTGAGTCGTTAATACCCAAATCCCAAGCCGTATGCACCGGATACATAGGGTCGTAAGGAACTCTGGTTATGCGGCCAGCTTCTTCAGCCTCACTTAGCAACTTGCCGTAGTACGCCCCGATGATAGCCGCCGTAAAGGAACACTCGTATTCCTGTTCATACTGTTCAGGCGTCATCTGTGCCTTGGCAGCATCTAGTTCCTCTGGCTTGACAATGCCAGTCTCACTAGCCTTACAAATCTTAAAATACCAGTCTTCAGAGCCTTCGGCAATCTGCCCCCGCGCCGTGTCTAACAAATCAAAAAAATGGTTGTGACCAGCTGGCGTGCCTAGAAAACAAGCCGAGCCCTGTCTGTCAGATAAAGCAGGCCGTACAACTTCCCCCCATACCCTTGGATTCTGCATGCCAAACTCGTCAAAAATGCACTCATCCAAATAAATACCACGAAGGGCATCCGGGTTCTCAGCCGACAGCAACATTAACCGCCCCCCATTCGGAAAGTCAGCACGCAGTTCTGTCTCATTAAACGTAACGCCGGGAATGACAGACGCATAAAACTTAACGTAATCCCAAGCAATACGCTTGGCCTGCGCAAACGTAGGTGCAACAAACGCTGTGCGCGGCCTTGGCAACGGACAAGTAAGCGTGGTTTTTATTAGCTGATTAACCGCGAATACAGTCTTGCCAAAGCGTCTATGCATCACTAAGACATTCCAGCGCTTCAGGCTGTTGTGCATTTCAGCTTGGAGCGCACGAGGCTTGTATGGAATCTTTACGTCCATTAGCTTTCCCACATAATGCGTATGCCACCGTCAGTCACCTCAACGCCAGCCTTGTTCTTCTGTTCACCAAAGCGCTCCGGTATAATCTTCTGCACCTTCCAGCGCACATGATTGGCATAATCACGCAGCACATGCGGGTCATAGTCCTTTCGCTTGTTAAGGGCATCGTCATACAGCTTATCAAGCTCCTCTAGCGCTTTTTCCGCACTATACTGCTGTGCAGTGCGTACTGCAGCGTCAAGCTCCTCACTGCGCTTCATACGCTTGTACAGAGCCTGCCTAGAAACGCCCGCACGGTTGCAGGCATCTACCATCGTAAAGCCATCTGCAAGGTCGGCTATGATTTGCCGTGTTGTGTAGGTCGTGAGTTTTGTCATGCTTTCTCCGTGTGTGCAGAACATATATTTAATACATATCGAAGCGGCCGGGCGCGCGCGGGGTGCATGCCTTTAAAATACACCCCCCTGCCTGTTGCCGTGACGACACAGTGTTGCATTTTTGCCACACTATGATAGGCTCGGCGTACAGTGCCGCGCGATAGGCCGTGTAAACAGAGTGTGTGCAGACACTCACAACAATCCATCCATCCCATACAATCCAATCACTTAGCCGCAACGCATCCATGCCGCTCAGTGTAAACTTTTCTATGAATAAGGCAACAATCTAGGCAAAAAACCTTACTCTTGCCACATTCTCGCCGCATTCACTGCCCACATTGCAATCATAAGCAACGCACAACACGGAGGCAGTAACATGAACGACACACAAAACTTTAGCCATTTAAACATTGGCGATTTGTTCACAATAGAGCGGAGGCTGAAAAACAACCCGCACAAGCCTACACTGTGGCGAAAAAAGAGTAGCCGCACGGCATGGGTTGGCTCCGGCCCAGCTTGGTTTTACTTCAGCAAAAAAACCACAGTCTATAAGGTGGAGGCAGTAACATGAGCCCGCATTTCAAACTACCAGCTGATGCACGGTCTGGCCCTAACTGCGGTGTGACTGCCTTGGCAGTCGCCGCAGGCGTTAGCTTTGCCCGCGCTTGGAACACATTCGCAAGCGTTGGGAATTACGGCAGACGCTGGAAGGGCGCAACATTCACACACCACCAAGGGCCAGCCTTAGACAAGCTTGGCATTAAATGGCACTCAACCGTACCAGCTGGAGGCGGCAATTGGTTTGCTGGTAAAGGCAGGACGGTAAAATATTTTGTCGAGAGCCACACAAGGCCGGACACGCTGTACATGATAACGACTGGCAGTCACGTCCAGCTTGCGCTCAATGGCATGGTGCTGGACCAGTGCGGCCCGAAGCTTGTCGATGAATACAGGTCCAGACGGTGCAAGGTCAGCAACGTGAAGGTCATACAGACGCCATTCAAACACGCTCCGGTTGATATGACTATCAAACCCATGCCGGAGATAGCCAAGGCCGCCAGACGCACGGCAGACGCTTGGCAGGGCTCGACACTGTTTCCGCATTTATTCAAGGAACAGACAACGCCACAAAATAATCACCAGCTTGCCCTATTTTAGACACATTCATAGGCAAGCATCACACTATCGACAACGCCATTAGGAGGGCAATAACATGAACAGACAGACAGTATCGCATGACGCGCTCGACCTTTACTTGTACGCGCTGAACGACTCCACACTGTACAGCCAGCAACGTGAACACATTGAGGAATTGCTTCAGAAGCGATTTGATAAGGGCGACTACAACAGCGACAAGGCAACAAAGCTTTGGGGTTACTTTGCAAACAATGCCGCCAAGAAATACCACAAGGAATTTTGCGGCAATGGCAAATGGTTTCACTTGTTCAGCACAGACACGCGCCACGCTGTAGCGGCACTGTGCGAGGCAGAACATTACGACTTGATGAAAGAAAGGCAAGACTAATGCAACGCACAATCAAACACATTAAACGCCTGAACAATTCACACGCAGGCAACCCAGCTTTTGAATTTACATTCACCGGAGGCCAGACGATACGCACCAAGGCCAACATATCAGACGCCTACAAAGTACATATGGGCATGATAGGCCAGCTTGTCGACATTGAAGTCGAAACGACAAAGAGCGGCAAGCAACGCATCATCGGCATAAACTAGCACCAACCTACCCGCTGAAGCTTTGACAGGCCTCAGCGGGCTTTAAAACGCGATTACGGAGGTAATGACATGCAAAAGTACACAGTGACAGTCATCGGACTGGTGGAGCGCATCATAACAGTCGAGGCAGACAGCCTAGAACACGCAGAACATGCCGCAGAGTGTGAATGGGCCGCAATGACTGGTGGCATCATTCAAACAGCTGAAGCATCAACAGCCATAGAGGAGGCAGAATAATGTCCAGACATTTTGCAAGCGCAACCGTTGAAATATGGACCCCTACATCAATGGGGCTTGAGCGGCTAGAGGCATCAGCGGCTTTTCATTGGGATGTTGAGAAAGACTGGCCTGTATTTGTCGCAGAGGTGACAGACATCGCCGACAAAATGTTGATGAACAACGACCCAGACGAAAAAGCCTATATTGTCGTCAAGTTCACAACAAAAGAATGCAAAATTCAATTCAGAGAAGCGGAGACAGAATAATGGCTAGAATTACAAAACAAAAGAGGGCAGAGCTTTTTTGGGGTAGGGTTTATCATGTCCGCGCTAACCCATTGGACATAACGCACGATGAAATCAGAGACTATAGCTTTCTATGTGGTCTGGTTAACATCCCCAAATACTCACCAGACCCTGACGCGATATGGCGGCGTGGCGGGCGCAATGGACGCTACACCATAGAATTTCATTCGCACCACAAGGGGGCAAGTAGGTCTGGCAAAACGCATTATTATTCTAATTGGTTTGATGTGCTTGACCACGACACAGGTGGCACGTTTCAGGTTAGCCATCAACGTAACAGCAAGGGCAAATCAATATTGGAAGGTTACAACAAAAACATCTTTGAAGCCCAAGAGGAGGCAGAATAATGGAAGACTACCTTACGACATATTCAATACAGACAGGGCCGTTTCAGTATGACGATGACTGGCAGTTACACGACACAGAAGAGAAAGCCCTCGAATGGATAGCGCGACAAAAGAAAGCCCACGGATACCGCATGGAAACGTGGTTTGTTGCCAAGATTATTCACAGAGACATATCACAGATAAACACCGGAGGTTGAGACATGGCAAACGTACAAACACAGTTTAAAAAGGCGCTTAAGGCTATGGAGAAAGCGCAAGCTGAACGCCGCAAAAGCTTTGACGCCCTGACCAGTGAACAGCAAAAAGCTATTCTAAACATACTGCGCACAACAGACTCCATATTAGAGTCTGCAAGGTGTCTGG